TGGTCAGCGGCCACGAACACCGGATCCCAGTCTGCCGCCACGAACACCGGCGACCTGTCAGCGGCCACGAACACCGGAGACTGGTCAGCGGCCACGAACACCGGAGACTGGTCAGCGGCCACGAACACCGGCAACCTGTCTGCCGCCATGGTTGAAGGAAAAGATTCCGTCGCTTGTGGTTTAGGTTTTGAAAACAAAGTTAGTGGAGCAAAAGGTTGCTGGCTGGTTTTGGCAGAGAGAAAAGATGATGGGACAATAAAAACGGTTAAATCCGTGAAGGTTGATGGCAAGAAGATCAAAGCCGGGAAGTGGTATGTGTTAAAAAATGGAAAATTTAGGGAGGATGAATAGATGGAAGTCTATGCAGGCGAGGAGAACAGAAAAGAACTGCCCATTGGTTATGAAAAATATTTACAGGCGGTTAGACCAAAGATCGACTGGGTTAAAGTTTCTGCAATCGCCTTATGTTTGCTTGTCTGCATTACTTTCTGGACTGCGGTGATAAACAGTTTTGTCGGGTGTGCGGCGATCAGGGCGGTCGATAGGCCATCTTCCGTCCTCTCGCCTGAATTTCAGAGAGGCAGGATGGACGCCAACGCAAAGGCGGCAGGCTTCATCAACTATTTCTACGGGGAGAAGGCGAGCAAACAATATTATGAATTTATTTCTAGAAGATAAAATAATCCTTGACCTTTGCGGAGGAACGGGAGCATGGAGCAAACCTTATGTCGATGCGGGATACGATGTTCGTATTATAACGGCTCCTGACCAGGATGTTCGCCTTTATCAATCCAAGATTATTGTTTACGGTATTTTGGCGGCTCCGCCTTGCACAGACTTTTCTGTTTCAGGGGCCCAATATTGGAAACGGAAGGGCGAAAAGATATTACTGGAAGCCTTATCGATTGTTGATGCTTGTTTGCGGATTATATTTGCGACAAAGCCGAAGTTTTGGGCCCTTGAAAATCCAGTTGGCAGGTTAAAACGATATTTGGGGGAGCCGGGTTTGATGTTTAATCCCTGCGATTATGGCGATCCTTACACAAAAAAAACCTGCTTGTGGGGGAATTTCAAACCGCCCATAAAAACGCCAGTAGAACCTATGCGGGTATGTAGTCAAGGGTCCTGGGTCCAGCGGCTTGGCGGGAAGTCAGAAAAAACAAAACGGCTTCGCTCGATAACGCCGCCAGGATTTGCCAAAGCATTTTTTGAGGCGAATCAATGAGCCGCTTCAACTCTTGGCAGAAAGGAGGGGTAGAAGATGACCTGGGAAGAAAACTATAAGGAGGGAAGAAATGAGTGAGAAGGCAATAGTGCCGACGCAATCGTATCGGGAAACTTTCCCACGGGACTTTTATTGTGTTGGCAGGTGTAGTCATTGTGGCGGGAAAATTAAAATAAAAATAAAGCCTAAATATTATCTCTTGAGGAGATTAGAGGCAGGGGGTCTGATTAAGGTCAAAAAGTCAACAATCAAAACCCCGTTTTATGCCGCTAATGACTTTTTCACTTATAGAAATGGGGGTAGGATTGGTTAACTCAGGGAGTCCCCCAATGAAGGCAAGGAATAATGGCCAATAAAGCAAGCAAAAACATTGAGCGGAGATTGGCGGTGTTGGTTTGTCTGGACGAGAAAGAAGGAGCAAAGGAGATGAAACACGATTGGGAGAAGAAAAGTTGAAACAAGCGGTTATTGAGTTGAGCTATATCATTGGCGATTTAACTTTACGACTTGGGGATGAGATAGGAACAGCCCTCGTCCAAAATGTTATTGACCGAGTTGGGAAGGTGCGGAATGGATTGGAGCAGAAAGATTAAAGGAGGGGGGAAATGAGTGAAAAAGTGATTATTTGTTTAGCACAGTTTGTGATATTGGGTGGGACATTGGGGACGTGTGTTTGGTTGTGGTGGAAAATTTTGAGAGTAATGGAGGTAAAGTAATGAGCAAAAGCATTGAGCGGAGATTGGCGGTGTTGGTTTGTCTGGACGAGAAAGAAGGAGCAAAAATGATGGCAAAGGATGATGTCTTGGCTCTGTTAGGAGGGGAGGGAAAGTGATGCTGAAAGGAACCAGTTTGGTAGGGGATAGTGTCGGCAGGGAAAGAGTGGCTGATGACTATTATGCCACACCAGAAGAAGCGACAAAATCTCTGTTGGCAGTAGAGGAAATTATATATCCTGCGTGGGAACCCGCTTGCGGAGAGGGGCATATTGCCAAATTATTATGCGGAGCGACTCTTGCAAGCGACTTAATAAATCGTGGCTACGGCGAAACAGGGGATTTTTTAACTTCCACAAAAGAATGTGCAACCATAATTACTAACCCCCCGTTCAGTTTGTTTCAGGAGTTCGCCGAAAGGGGGTTGGGAATTGCTTCTCATAAGGTGATTTTATTTGGGAAAATACAGGCATTGGAAGGTGTGAAACGGGCAACCTTTATGCAGGCCAGTCCGCTAAAAAAAGTGTATGTGTTTAAGAGAAGAATAAATCCTTTACGCAACGGAGTTGCGGTGGATGAAAAAGGGAAACCGTGGGCATCGACGATGTGTTTTGCTTGGTTTGTTTGGGAGAAGGGTTATACGGGGAGGCCGCAAATAGAATGGCTATAATAAAAAGAATGAAGTTATCCAACAGCGTTGAACGAAGATTGGCGGCGCAGAGGATGACAGATATTTGCAAGTGCGCCTCTAACGGCTGCCCCCAGGCTGACACCTGCTGGCGGAAGCTCGCGCCGACCGCAATAATGCAGAGATACGCGGATTATAAAGAAGGTTATGACTTAAGGGGCGAATGTTTGGCCTACTGGCCGGTGGAGGGGAAAAACAACGAATCGGCTAAATCTTGATGAAGTAACTTACGAGGTTTATAAGGAAATTGGCGCGGATATACTTGCTCATCTGGAACCTTCAAAAGCTGACTATGTGAACAGGGTGTTCGGAATTTTTCCTTACCAGCCGCACAGCCTTCGCCAGATGAGCCGATTGCTCCGTATCCCTTACCACACAACGAAACGCCGTTATCACAAAATCTTAAAAGAACTTAAAAAAATAGCACTAAATCTTTATAAAACCTCTTAAAAAGTGTCCCGACCCCCCCCTTTTAGCCGTTATATAGAGGGGCTTGATCGATTGACGGGCCGGCAGTTATGAGCGCTGGCCCTGCTCCCCCTCAAATCGGAGGCCATGATGCGAAAACGAATCGGCGTTATTGTTTTGCTACTGCTTTGTTTTTCTCTCCCTTCCTTCGCTGGTGGTTACGTTCCTGACCAGACTGGACCGAACGATGAAACCTACACGCCACCTGATTCCAGATTAAAGCAAGTCCTCGAAAATCCTCCGGTCGAACCGGAATCATCTTCCATACAGACCGTCTGGGGCAAAGGCAGTTTCAGACAATCGCCGGAAGAAATAGCCAAGCAAGTAGTCGAACAGCTCCGGCCTATCCCAAAGCAAGGAGTAGCGGTCGGTATTTACGGTGGTTTCCCAACCTTGAGCTATGTTGGTTCCGATGTCGAGATTGAGGCTGGGTATACTCGGATTTTATCTGATCAGCGAGCAGTAATTCGAGGGGCTGGGAATATTTGGAAGTCTGCCGATAAATATACCTCTTTGAAAGCTGGGCTTGCCATTTTTCCCGATTCAATTCCTTGCTGGGGATTGTTTGTGGGGATAGAACAGTTTATTACTCCAAACGTGTCTGTTGCTGGGGATATGTATCCATTCCAATCTGGGAGCGGGGTTACTAATTTGGCTATTGGAGTGTTAGGGGCAAGATATTATTTGTGAGAAAAATAACAAGAATAAAATCCGAATGTAAATTGTGTGGCAAGTCCTTTGGTGCCTTACCCTCGGAATTAAAGAGAGGTGGGGGAAAATATTGTAGCCAGATCTGTTATACAAAAAGCAAAACAGGAAAGACTCCTAATTGGTCAAAAGAGGGAAGGGAAAGAACTTTAGACGCGGCAAGAATAACGCCAAGACTACATAAGGGTGAGCATCATTATCGGTGGAATGGCGGGAAGATGAAATGCAAAGGCTATCTTTATTCTCTTTGCCCTTCTCACCCTTTTTCGACAAAAGATGGGTATGTAATGGAACACCGGCTGATAATGGAAAAGTATTTAGGGCGGCCACTTCTTCCAACTGAAATTGTTCATCACATAAACAGTAACAAGGCCGATAACCGGGTAGAAAATCTTATGTTGTTTTCTGACAATAGCGAACACTCAAAACATCACGCTCAACTGAAGAGCATTTTGATACCTCTTGTAAAAAAAGGGAAGGTCTAGCGTTCATGCAATGCACGGCAAAAAGTAAGCGATCGGGTGTTCAATGTGGCAATGATGCTATCAAAGGGAAAGACAAATGCCGTATGCACGGCGGGAAAACGCCTATTAAAACCGGCCTCTACTCCAAATACGCCCCGCAAGGATTGGCCGACATGATGGAAGAAGCCAGGAAAGACCCGCGCTTAACCGATGTCCGCGAAATCCTTCTGGTCCAGTCCAGTTTGTTAAATAACTTTCTCAAGCGTTATCAGATGCCGGAAGGTGAGGGCCTAGCGCTCAACCAGGAAGCGATCCAGCTCCTGATGAACATTTCCGATACCATTGGCAAGAATATCGAGCGCCTCAACAAGATCGAGGAAGGTGAGAAGTTTACTATCAGGATCGAAACGGTTCAGCGAACGATCATTCAGGTCGTGTCGATTATCAAGCACTTCATTCCTGATGCCAGGACGCAAGGCAAAGTAGCCGATGCGCTCAGCAAGGTGGCGGTATGATTCGAGTTTTAATTTCAGCATTAAAAATAATTTGTGGGGCGAAAGATTTGGAAAATCCGTTAATGTTACCGGTTTTACCCGATCGGTTTCTTAATGGCTTAAAGCCAGATCTAAAAGATTTTGATGATCCAGTTGGTGATGGCTCACCGATAAAATTGTCAACCTTTTCAAAAAGCATTTGGGGGGAATGAATGACAATCAATTTAATGGAACGCTCGGCGACGGGTTCGGCTTATAGTGTCCGTGCTCTACTCGATGAAATAGCGCGCAAGCTGGCTGATAAGTCGCTGGCCGAAAAGATGTCTTTCAAGGACTGGCTGCATGAAAATTATTTCATTGACGGCCAGCGCTTCGGCTTTGAAGGGTGGCAGCCACTTGAGCAGGTTTATTACGATACCCATCCTGACATGGTGATAATGAAATCCGCGCAATGCCGAATCAGTGAATATCTGATCGCTTATTCACTCTACTTCCCTTTGCAAAATGAGGAGAATGTTTTCTATGCGATGCCAGCCAAGGACCAGATCAGGGATTTCGTGCAGGGTAGGGTTGACCCGCGCATTGACGATTCCTTCCGGCTTCAGGAACTGATCCGTAAGACCGACAATACCGGCTTAAAGCAGGTCGGCCTGAATTTCATTTACTTCCGGGGATCGCAGAACACCCGACAGATCAAAACGGTTGATGCCGGGCTTCTGATCCTTGACGAATACGACGAAATGATCCAGATGAACGTGCCGATCATGGAGAAGCGGCTCGGTGATTCTAAATACAAGATCAAGAAGCGGGCCAGCACGCCGACCTATTTTGAATACGGCATCCATCAGGAATACATCGAGAGCGACCAGCACGAATATTTTCTAAAGTGCGATAAATGCGGTAAGTGGCAAGTGCCGGATTGGAGCAAGAATATAACGCCGGCGCCGACCCGGGATAAAGCAACACCTATTCCCGACAAGGTGGAACTGATCTGCGCGGATTGCAAAGCACCGCTGGACCGTAAGCAGATGGGCGAATGGCGGGCGCAGAACCCCGGGGCATTAAAGCGGGGCTATCACATCTCAAAACTTATCTTCGCCGTAACCGACCTGAAGGCGCTCTGGATCGACTATCAGACCACCCGCAACCTCCAGGACTTTTTCAATGGCAACCTGGGCCTGCCGTATGCGGTAGAGGGCGGGAAGCTTGATGATCTATCCCTCAACGCCTGCCGGGAGGATTACAAGATCGAGAAGGCGGTTAATTGCTCGATGGGGGTAGATGTCGGGGATCTGCTGCACGTCCGGGTATCGATGAAGGACGGCGATAAGAAGAAGGCAGTTTTTATCGGCACGCGGAAGCACTTCGAGGAACTCGATCAACTGATGAAACAGTTTGATGTCCGGCATTGCATTATAGACGGCCTGCCGGAAACCCGGGAAGCGGCGAAATTCGCGGCACGTTTTCCAGGCCGGGTATTCCTGGCCTATTACTTGCTCAAGGACCCTAACAAAACCTTTGAGTTCAAGCGGGACGATAAGCCGATGAAGGTGCTTATCAACCGCAACCGAGCGATGGACGAAACTGGCAACCGCTTCATTGAACGCGAGAACGTGATCCCGATGAACGCCAATACAATCCCCGGCTATTACGACCAACTCAAGGCTCCGCAGCGGGTGAAGCAAATCAATGCCGATGGCAACGAGGTATATAACTTTGTCGAAGGTAATAAGGCCGATCATTTTTTTCATGCGGAGGTTTATGACGATATCGCCAGCCAGGGACAGAAGAATTATCAAATATTTGCGGTGTAGGGGAGAGATATGAGCTTAATAAAAAACTTGGTCAAGGCTTTTAATTTCATGGCAAAGGGAGCGCCGGCACACGGCTACTGGCCGATATTTGACGAAGGGGTAACTGCTACAAGCCAATTCCGCACGAAGCGGGATTATCTTTCCGCATCGCAGTTGATCTCATGGGTATCGGTGTGTTGCTCAAAGATCGCGACCCGGATGGCGATGACGGGATGGGGGATTTATGACGCCGATGGCAACGAAACGAAAAATGCCGATTTGCTGAAATTATTCCAGCGGCCAAATCCTTTCATGACATTTTATACTCTCCGAGAAATCATAGACTGGCACCTGCTCCTGGCCGGTAATGCTTACATCCTGAAGATGAAAGCTACTGCTTATGATCTAACGCCAAGAGGGAAATATAGCGAATTGTGGATCCTCAACCCGGCGGCAGTTGAGCCGATTTTATCGGAGCAGAAATATATTGACGGCTACCGGGTGAGATACAGCAACGGCGGGGAGCTGATTTTCAAGAATACCGATATCGTTCACCTGAAAGAGCCGAACCCCATTGATGATCGGGTAGGCATGGGGAAGATACAGGCGAACGAGATGCTCTATAACACCGAGTATGCCGCGCAATATTACAATTGGCAGTTTTTTGCAAAGGGCGGAAGGCCGGCGACAGCGCTGGTTGTCCCGGGATCGTTGAACCCAGAACAGATTAACGAACTTGAAGCGCGCTTTGAGAAATACCGCGGCGTGAAGAATTCGCATAAAAATATCACGCTGACCGATGGGATGGACATCAAGGATATCGGCCTTTCGCAGAAGGACATGGCGTTCATCGAACAGCGAAAGTTCTCGCGTGAGGAGATACTTGGCATCTTCGGCGTGCCGCCAGCAGTGGCAGGTATTTTTGAATATGCGAATTACGCAAACAGTAAAGAGCAAACGCAGATGTTCCTGGCGGATACGATCGCTCCGCGCCTGGTCAAGTTGCAGGAAGCGCTTACCCTGGGAATCGTCAATGATTTTGAACCGGGGCAGGGGTTTTATTTTGATAATGTTGTTAAAAAAGACGAAGAACTTTACATGAAACTGGCGAAGGATGCCGTTCAAAACTCACTTATGACACCGAATCAAGCCCGGGAAACGTATCTTGACCAACCAAAGGATGAGGATGAGCCGGCTATGGATGCCTACTACCTGCCGATCAATATGATCCCAATCGCAGATAGTGGGGCTACTCCTGCGCCAGTGACACCTCCGGGAAAAGGGTTTGCCGGGACCAAGAAGGTAACTGCCGCGGTCAGGCAGGCCATGTATCGGGCGTCGCTTAATACCCGGAAGAAAATCGGCAAGACGATCAAGAAAGAGATGGTCGACTTTTTTGGTGAGCAGGAAGCCAGGGTGCTGGCGGCGTTGGTTGCTCAAAAGAGCCTGCCGATTGATCGTAAGTTGAGCGCCGATGACATTTTCAACTTCAATAAGGAAAAAGAAGAATTGCTGAAATCTATCCGCCGGGGCCATACGGCGGTCGTTATGCGGGCGATTGAGGATGCAAACAACATTCTCGGCACTTCCGTTGACTCCTCGACCGGGAATCCACAGGTAACGGCACGGATAGGGCTTCTGGCGCGCAAAGTGACTCGGGTGAATGAAACTACCCGGGATGCTATAAGTGACGCCATTAAAGAGGGCGTAGATGCCGGTGAGTCGATTTCGGAGCTGAAGGCCCGGATCGAGGAGATATTTACCCAGGCCCGGGGCTACCGGGCGGAGATGATCGCACGGACGGAGAGCTCGGCGGCCTACGATAAGGGGTCGATCTTGAGCTATCAAGACGCTGAAGTCGAATTCGTGGACGTTTTCGGTTGCGGTGGAACTGACGACTACCCAGAAACGAATTGCAATCGAGATCACATTCCTATTGATGAAGCAGATGGTTTAGATTTCCATCCCCAGCACGTCGGATGTTTTTTGCCCGAGATGAGTTAGAAAATATATGGCAACGGTTAAATTAAAAGACGGCGAATATTTTAGCAAACAGCATGGACGGTTCATCGTTTACGAGAACGGCCAGAGAAAATACCGCTCACGGGCGGTTATGGAGAAGCACTTGGGCCGCGCATTATTGGAAGGAGAGATCGTTCATCACATTAACGAGGATAAAACTGACGATCGAATTGAAAACCTTGAGTTAACAAATCATAAGGCGCACAACGAATATCATAAAAATCATATGTTTTACAGCAAAGCCGATTTAATAATGGCACTTCAAAAAGCGAAGGATATGCTCGGGAAAATACCAAGTTGTTGGACTTACGACAAGCTAAATGTTCGGCCATATCGCCAAACTTTTTATCATGTTTTCGGTTCATGGCCTAAAGCATTGGCGGCTGCCGGAATGTCGAGGGAGATTGACTAATGTTCATGCGGATATTTGATTTAACTATGCAGAGAACAATGGCGGCCCAGGCTGGCCAGATCAGCCGGTGGGCGAATATCCAGCATAACGAGTTAATGGAAAAGGCAATTAAGCATCGGCAATTTCTCCAAATGCTTGGACTTAACCGGCGGTTAGTGCTGGGGGAGATAAGGAACTGATGGTTGAATGTAAAAATGCTTGTGGCGAGTGTTGCAAGTGGCTTATTTTCCCAGAGATAAAAGAATGGGATACGCCGGATATTAAGGCGTGGATGGGCGCACGTGATATTAAAATCAGAGAAAATGGCTCGTTAAAAATATTCGCGCCATGCCCGAAGTTGACCGAGGATGGCAAGTGTTCAATCAATGAACAGAAGCCGCAGGTCTGCAAAGATTTCGAGCCGGGGTCGATCCCGGAATGTCCGCTATTTGAAAAGGGGGGAAAAGGAATGAAAAGGATTATCACGGTCCAGAACGAAGATCAGGTCAAGGCTTATCAGGAGGCAAGGAGCGCGGCGGGGGTGGAAGCAAGGAAGGAATTCTCGATCATTGATATGAAGATCGATAAGGCTGCAAACGGCGCGGTCACGATCGAAGGTTATGCCAATACGAAAAATAAAGAGGATCGTTACGGGGATATTCCTACGGTTTTTACCGCGTTGCGTAATTTCATTTATGACCTGGATGACTTTCACAAAAACCCGGTATGTTTACTGGACCATTACAACTGCGTCGAGAATATCGCGGGATCGTTCAACCCTAAAATGGGCGGTTATATCATGGAGGATGAACTTGGCCTGAAGTTCAAGATGGTATTTTCCGCTTCGGATTTCCCGCCGGTTGCTCATGCGCGGACGGTCTATGCCGAAGGTCATGGCCGGGCTTTAAGTATCGGGGGTAATTGGTTCCATGAGGATAAAGATAACCCATCGCATTTGACCTTTGCGAAGATTTACGAGGTTTCGCTTGTAGGAGTAGGAGCTGATCCCGACGCGCTGACGCGCAAAGGGCTTGATCTTCCAGGAGAGGCCGAGAAAGGCACGGCGAGAAATCTTCAAGACTGCATAGCAGTCATCGAAGAAAGTATCAAAGCCGGCCGAGTATTGAGCCCGGAAGATGAGAATGCTTTGCGGGAGGCGCAGGAGCGGCCGAATAAAATGTTAATCAAGGAGGACGAATCATGGTTGTCACATTAGAAGAAGTCAAAAGTGTAGTTTCTGATGCGGTGAAGGCGGCGATCCCGGCAGTTGATGAAGTCGCGGAAAAGGTGGCCCTGGAAGCGAAGATCGATGCAAAGGTCGATGAGAAGCTGAAATCGATCAAACTGACCGACCTGCCTAACCTTAACCTTTTACCGTTAGAGAAAGAGTTGAAAGTGTTTGATATGCACACCGGCAAGATCATCGGTATCAGGAAGGTTAACGAGGAGGAAGCGGCCTTTAACCGGATGCTCCGGGGGCTGGCGACGCGGGATCTGTCTGATGCCAAGGCTATTTCAAACGAAATAGACCAGCAAAACGATGCCGATTACAAGGTTCTCGGCCACAAAGCACCGACCCCGGCCCGGTCGGACAGCGTCGCAGTTGGCGGATACGCGGTTCCGAGCGAAACTGACGCGGAGATCATGCAGATGATCTATGCCAGTTCGGTCATGTATGCGAACATGAGCAAGGATGCGATCATTGCGAACGGCAAGATCCACCCGCTTATGTATGGCATCGCCGTGGTTGATATTGCTGACCAGGGGACAGCAGCCACCGAAAGCACCCCGACCTTCACTAACCCGACGGTTAGCGTAGCACGGGCTGGTGCGTTCACCGCAGTTTCCAACGAGTTCCTGTCGCAGAAAGGCATTGACCTGGTTACGGCCTTCACCAATGCTTATACTTCGGCGATGGCAAGGTTCCTTGACCTTCGCCTGGCGGTTGGTAACGTAACCAATGACTCCGATCTGCTTGATGGGCTGGTCTTTGATGCTCTCACCGTGCTTGATACGGCGGTGACAAAGGCCAATTTCGTATTTTCCACGATGGAGGACCAACTGGCTGCGATCAGCGATGAGTGTAACCAGGGTTCCCTTCGCTGGATCGGGAACCGGGTTGTTAAGGCCCTGATCGGCAATCTTGAAAATGGAGCAGGCTATAAACTGTTCCCGCAATATGCCAGTGGCGGGGATTTCTCACCGCTCGGCATTCCTTTTATCCTCAATACCAAGATCGGATCGGCGCTTGATGTCGGCGGTGACAAGCGGACAACCGGGACCGATAACGTGCTCATTCTCGCGGACATGAGCAAGTGCGTCACGGTTCTCGACAATACGACCAGGATCGATCTGAGCAAGGACTACTACTTCACGACCGATCTTTCTACCATTCGCGGTATTAAGAGATACGGCGGTAAGGTGCTGGTCAGCACGACTGCTTCTACCGGCGGCGTTTGCAGAGCGCAGGAAATTTCTGCCTGATAAGTTTAGCGGAGCGGCAGGGGGGATTAACTCCCTCCTGCCGATTCTGAAAAGGAGGGTGTGATGGGATATAAAGTTTTGGACCCGAAGGGCGTTGCTTACAGCGACGATAATGGCCGGCAGGTAATACCGTGCGGGGCGACCCTTGATGAAACCCTCATTGAAAAAGGGTTGTTTACCAGGGAATGTGTTGATGGCCTGATTAAATCCGGACGCATTGAGGGAAAGGTCCTTGCAAAGGCTTTGCCGGCGGCTCCGATCGAATCACCGTCAAACAAAAAGGCGAAGATACCCGGGGCAAAGGTAGGCCGGCCGAGGAAGGTGAAGAAATGAAAAAACTTCTTTTAGTGGCATTGGTGCTGGTCATTGCCTTCTCGACGGTGAGTTTCGCAGCCAAAGCAGTGGATTGGAATATTGTTAAGACCACAACCGAAGCGCAAAGCATCTATTGCCCATCAAGCGGGATATTCAAGGAAGTAGGGGCAACGAAGGTTTATTTGACGCTGACAACCAATTCGACGGTGGAAACATATTCCGTATTATTCTATCAAAGCAATGGGACGAGCCTGCTATCGACCGAATCGGTTACGGTCGGCGACTCGAAAACATTGCTGACGCCATATTTCAGGCTGTTGGCAACGTGTGGGGCAGAACCATTGACGGCGCGCGGGACGGCGGAAGTCTATATTTTGAATTAGGAGGGTAAAAGATGAAAAAGATTATTGCACTTGTAGTCTGTTTCATGTTCATGGCTGGCGTCGCGCTGGCAACCGCTGATTATTTCAGCACGAATAAAGGCGGGGTTTACGGCAAGTTCACCAAGACCAAAAAGCCGGAGGCTGGGGCCTTGAAATTTTACAGCGTTGAAACCAGGGCGGCCACGACCGAGATCGTTTCCGGCGAAGCGATCATGGGCGTTAGCGTAGACGGGACTGGTTATTATCTTTATATCATAGCTGAAGGGCCGACCAACACCTATACATACAGGACGATCAGGATCGGCCAGCTCGCAACCTACGACGCCATAGCGCTTCCATAATATTAAACGGGGAGGTTCTCTCCCCTTTAATTAAACAGGAGAGATAAATGTCTTTAGTAATCGATCGGTTATTAAAAATACTCGATGTAGCCGGGGCGGAATCTACGGTCCTGACTGTGGCGGCCGACGCTGGCGATATAGCCTTGACGGTTGATAGCATAGAGGGCTTTTCAAACGGCGATCATATCTTCGTCGGCGATCCCGGGGAAGAAGGGGCAGAGATTGTCAAGATCGGAGGGGTTCCTTCCGGCAATACCATAGTCATTGGGGCCTTGACCTGGGATCACGGCGCTCACGCGCAGGTCATAAGTTGTGCCTATAACAAGATCAAGGTTTATCGGAGCGACACCGAGGGCGGAACCTATGCCGAAATAACCGGCAGTCCTTTTACGATGGAGGCAGACCAACCTTTTACCTATGCCATTGATCCCACCGGCACGCTGGCGAAGTGGTATAAATACAGCTATTTTAACAGCGATTTGTCAGCTGAGTCCGATAAGTCTGCGGCATCGCTCGGCGGTGGCTCACTTGACGGGCTTTGCACGCTTCAGGACGTTAAAAAAGAATTAAATATCGCGCTGGGCGATAAGAATTCGGATACCATGTTGCTGCGCCTGATCGATTCCGTTACCGATAGGATCATAAAGTATACCGGCGTTCAGTTCGTCAGCAAGGCCGTTACTGACGAATACCAGGATATTGAAGAAGGCCAGGATAAGGCATTTGTGAGCTATTACCCGATCTACGGCACGCCGACGGTTTACGATAACGGGGAAGCCCTAACTTACAATGCCGATCCTGATCTTACTGAATTTTTCCTTTATCCCGGGTATGTGGAGTCGGCCATCGGTGCTTTTTATCCCGGCAATAAGCGGTTTAAGATCAATTATACCGCCTACCAGGAACCGCCAAACGAGATCCGGGAGTGTGCGATCCAGATGGTAGCCTGCTTGAGCGGGCTGAAAACCCGGACCTTTATTGACGCAACCGGGATCGTCCAGTCCGTAACCATTACCAGCGTTCCGAAAGAGATTTATGCGACGCTTGACCGTTATAAGAGGAGATCTATTTAATGACCTTCACGCTTGATATTGACATGACGCAGGTTAAAAATTACGCCGCGATCGTTAAGGTGGCGGGTGAACGGCTTATTCCCGAAATGGATAGAGCGGTGAACGTAACTGTAAACGAAGGGAAGCGTTATATCTCGGAGAAAACGCCGAAGATCATCGGCAACCTCCGGCGCGGCTTCCAGGTCCAGAGATTGGCGCCAATGATCTGGATGATATATAACCTTGTCAAATATTTTCCGTTCATTGAAACAGGGGAGAGGACAGACAAGCGCTGGCCAGGGGAAATAATCTACCGCCGGGCCGGGCCCGCGGCTATGGTTAAAAATTCAATCCAAGAGATCAAGGACCGGCTGGCCCTGAATGTTGATGTTGCTTTAACCTATCTGCTGCATTGGAGGATGGGCGCATGACCTATACCACCGAAGAAACCGTCTGGATCGAACTTGCCAACCGGCTGCGGACCGCGGCGTCACTTTCTTATGTCAAAAAGGTGCTTGAGGGTGATCGGCAGGTGGGCATCAATAGTGATCGTCCATGTATCATTCTTGAGCCGGAATTGAGCGAGGAAGAATGGGCGGAATTCCCCCTGCTACGACAAAACAAAATGATTATTATTATCAGAGGTGTGCTCGATGTAAGAAATCATCTCGACAGTCAGATCATAGGGGACACCCAACAGGTCGGGATATTTCGATTTGAGAACGATATCAAAAAAGCATTTGAAGGCTCCGACCTTCAGTTTGCAGGGAATGTTTATAATTATCGATTAAGGACGACAAATACGAGAATCATTGATAATTCTGATAGGGAGGTGACGATAAGATTAGAACTTGAGTTCAAGTATTTTACGGCCGGGCAGAGAATATAAAGGAGGGAAAGAAAATGAAAAGGATTTTATTCGGTTTGCTGATGTGTCTGGTTCTGGTCAGTGCCTCTTTCGGGTTGTATATCACGAGCAATACGGCTAACACGAGTTGGAATTCGACCGTCGTCATTACGTCCAGCCAGTCCGGCTATGTAGATACGACCGGGTGCTCAACGTTCATTCTGACGAGCGGGGATAGTTCGACTGGCACTTTCACCGCCGAGGCCTGGTGGTATATCCCGGGAACTGCGACGTTGGTATCGAGTGAATCTATTTCACTCAATGCGACCCATCAGGTGCGGGCGCCACGGGCTAAATTCGTGGTATTCAATGGCTCCGGCGCGCCGAATGTCACGGTCGAAGCCATCGTCTATTGTTACTAAAAAGGAGGAGATAAAAAATGAGTCCATTACAGGGTTACGACAGCTATCTAAAGTTTGCAATTGAGTCGGTCTGGGGCGACGGGACTTCCCCAAGTATTTCGGTCCCGATCTTGGGGGAATCATTGAAGCCCGATGTTGACATGATGGATCGTGGCGGGGAATTAAATGCCAGCCGGTTTGCTCCGACACCCTTGGCTGGCCGCCAATGGACCCCGGGGGGCGTGCATTTAAGCGCCTATCCCGATATTATCGGCTACTTTCTGTTAGCGATGTATGGGACTGCCTCCGCTTCCCAGGTTGAACCGGGAGTCTACGACAATGTTTTTGAGCCCGGGTTGACGGTGGACAAGAGCTTGTCGCTTGAATGCAGCAAAGGCGGGGCCAATCCTTTAATGGTTCCCGGCTATATGATAAACAAACTGGCCTGGAATCAAGGGAAAGATAGCGCGGCTCAACTCCTAAAACTTGATATTGATGGGGGAGGGAAGTTTGCGACCGAAGGATCGCCGTCAGCTTTTGCTTATCCGACGACCTATCCTTTGTCGTTTAAGGAAGCGGTCATGTCCGTGGATGGACCAACTGCTTATCTTGAATCAATTCAATGGTCCGAAACCAACGGGTTGGTGATCCCGAACCATAAGATCTCGGGTGGAATAGAAACCCGGCAGCCGGTCTTGAGCGGAGCGTTCAAGGGTGAAGGTTCATTCGTTCTCGATTTCGAGGATCTCTCGAATTGGGATAAGTTCCGGCAAGCGGATGATGTGGCGATCTCGATTGTTTATACAAGCACCCAGATAATTTCCGGGGCGCAGGTATACACCTTGACCGCAACAATTCCAAAGGTTCGGTTCAAAAATCCGATCCCGGACATCAATTCCCGCGAATTGGTGAAGGAAACGATCGGATTTGATATGTTTGCCGGCACGGTGGGCGGATCGACCGTTCCGATCAGCTACACGCTGCGGTGCGGGACCGATTTCTCGGCGCTTTAATTTTAATAACGAGGTGGTGAATACAGAGTGCGCATATTATTATATTTACTTGGCGTATTGGCTTTGCTTCGCCACCTCGGTTTTTCTGGTTGGTGGGATATTCCGCTTGTAACCATCTTTTTATTCATTGATTACCGCTTGAAGATGATGGAAGTGAAGGCCCAGGGCGAACTCGAAGCGCTCAAACTATTTATGAAGGAAACAAGACATGGCGATAAATGACCAAGAGATAAAACTTATTATCAAGGCCATCAAGGAAGGCCAGGGGCTTGAACAGACGATCGATGCGCTGAATAAGATGCAGGAATCAGGGAAGAAGTCCGGCGAATCGATCAACCAACTGACCGGATTCTTTAAAGGATTACTGCCAGCACTTTCTGCTGCTGCCGTGGTTGCCGCCATGAAGGGAATGGCGGATGCCGCGATCGAAAGCGAAAGAGAAGGCCGCATATTAACCCAGACTATAAAAAATCTCGGGCTTGAAAATAAAGTTACTATTGACAGCGTTAAAGATTTTGCCCAAAAGATGATGGATTGGTCGGGCGTGAATGATGAAGAAGTTATCCGATCTTTCAATACGTTATTAAAAGTCACTAAAGATGCCCCTGCTTCTTTTAATTTGGTCAAATTGGCAATGGATATGTCATCCGGCAGTGGAAAATCATTAAGTGAAACAACCGAGGCCTTATCAATGGCCGTGCTTGGAAATGCCCGGGGGCTCAGGCAATACGGGATAGAAGTAGGAACGAACATTCCGATTACTGAGGCGTTGAGAAAAGCAGTCGAACTTTATGGCGGTCAAACTGAAAAATTAGGAAACACGGCGGAAGGGAGCATAAGAAAAGCAAAAACGGCATTTGGAGAATTAGGCGAAACATCTGGCCGAGTTTTCCTGCCGATGCTTGGATGGTTAGCCAGTGTTGGCACGGCGATGATTAAATTTGCCGAAGTTCAGGTAAAGGGACTGATCCTGAATATGCAAGAATTCGGCAACATCTGCAAAGGGGTTTTCGATGCTGTTGTTTCCCGGGACTTCGGAAAATTCAAGGTAGCATTGGAAGAAAATAAAAAGTTAGAAGCTCAACATACAAAAGATGTTATTGATTTATATCAAAAACAATCGGATAAAAAAGAAAAAATATCCACTAATTTATCAACAATTTTGGGATTAAATATTAAAAAGGATGAAGCGGCAGAACAAGCAAAGGCAAAAAAGGATCAAGAGCGAATTGACAAAAAAAGCAAAGCTGAACAGGAATATTGGGACCGCGAGATCAAACTTGCCGGCGATGACAGGGATAAACTGAAGATCATCGAAGGTAAAATAACCAATGACAAACACCTTCAGCATAATGAACGCGTAAAGCTGATCGATAAACTCCATGACCACGAATTAGAGCAAGCAAAAGAAACCGCTAAACTGATGGCCTCTTCCTTCATGGCGGCCGCTACCGGATCGGAAAATGCCGTTGAAAAGTTAGCTAAAGATATCACTAAGACCCTCGTAACCAAAGCTTTTATACCGATGGCCAAGGGGTTAAATTCCATGCTGGGCCAGTTTGGGGATATTGGAACGGTTCTGGCCGGTGGGGTAGGTGGGGTTATCGGCATGGCGGTCGGGGGGTTTCTTAATCTTCTGGGTGGGCAAAGTAAATCGGTGGCTGAATATACCAAGGAAGCCTACGACAAAATGGTCCAAAAGACCAATGAGAAACTGGATGAGATCGGGCGCGAAAAGACGAAGATATCAAAAGCGGTAGATATTGTTGAAACATTGGGCAAGGGATTATTTGGGCCAGAACAAGTAAATAAATTAAAAGAACAATTAAAAGCAGGAACAATAACCAAAAATCAATATAACGAAGCAGTGAGGGCGGGACAAGCAAAGGCATATTTCGGTGCAAGCACACAGGCAACAGCGATTAAGGAAGTTGCCGGAATCGACATCGTAGGAATGACGCAATCACAAGCATTGAAAGCTCTTTATGCAAAGGCCGGACAATTACCATCGGAATATAAAACGCTGAAAAATGAAAAAACAGCCCTTGAATTACAATTGCCCTTTGAACAATTAAAAGCGACATTGCCCGGCACAAATACTACTGAACAGAGAGGTAAAGTTGCGGCGCTGAAAACTCGTATCGCCGAAATCAATACTTTACTCGGTGTTGCGGAATTAGAAGCGGCACAAGAGAAACTCGATCTCGCGCAAAAGATTGCCGCACTACCAAAATATCAATCCGGCGGTGTTGTCCAGGAAACCGGGCCCGCGCTGGTCCACAAGGGTGAAACGATCATCCCGGCTGGAGGGTCATCGGAAACGCATATTCATATTAGCGTCGGTGCCTTCATGGGAACCGAATCCGATGCTCTGCAATTCGCCAAATTGATCGCCTACTACAACAAAAAAATAGAGAGGCGGAACTTAACCGTATGATGAGATTTCTAACGGTCAATCGGGTTGATTCGTTTACCACTTTGACAGTATCGAGCGGCGCTACCAGCAAGGCAAGCCTATATGACCGCACCTTTTCTACCCAATGGCAATCGGTTGGAAGCAGCGATGTCGTTACCGAAACGATTGAGGTTATCTGGCCGGGAGTGGTTACAATGGACCGGATCTCCGTTCTCGGCCACAACCTCAAGGAATTTAATGTCCAGTATTGGGATGGGGGCGGTTACGTTGATTTCAGCACGCCGATCAATGAAACAGTAAACACCACAACCGACAACTTTTATTCCTTTAATTCAGTCAGCACACTAAAGATAAAATTATCCGCGACTAAAACAATTATTGCCAACGCACAAAAGCAGATTGGCGAACTTCTGGCCTATCAGGAGCATTTCAGCATTTCTGACGACGATATGCCGGACCAGGAAAATCCCATTGCTCATTTTAGGCAGACCGAGCATGAGAAAGTAAACGGCGGCTCCGTGATAGTTATCGAATCGCTTACCAGTAAATATCAAAACACATTCAGCTTTAATAATGTTCCGAAAACAACCCGGGATTATATCGAATGGTTGAAAAATCAGAACGCAAGTTTCTGGTTCATGCCGGATGATTCCGAGGTCGAAGATCAATATTATTGCAATATGATTAACTTTAATTTCAGGAAAATACTGGCCTTTACCGTTGCCGGGGAGCGTTGCTATGCAGGCTCCTTTGAGGTGAAGGAAACGTGAGCCTGCTTTTTGAGATCGAAAAGGATTATCAACATTGCTTCAAACGGATAAAGATCAAACGGCGACTGCTTATCCCCGGATCATCCTATTATGAAACCAGTTGGTATGATGTAACCTCAGATATCTTTTCGGTCGATCCGATCGTTTGGAATATTGACCATCTCGAACTTAACAATTTCACCCAGGGTGGATTCGGCCTGACCTGCAAAAACGACCTTTTCAAATGGGCCAATGAAAGCTATTCCGCGAGTTATTTTTATGGGTTCCTGACCAGGCACAAGACGGAAATAAAGATCGAGGCGGGATATATTGCGGATGATGGAACCGAATATCCCTACGATATCGGCGCCGGGCTGATCGTGGGGGACGAGATAAACACCCAATCGGACGGCACGATCTATATTCCCTGCATTGCACCAAGCACGTTATTTGACGAAACACCGGCGGATTATGTGAACGAGGGACTGCTCCCGAGTGGCGAAACTGACTGGTATGATACGAAACTGGTATCCGAGGTTGCTCAATATCTTTATGATCTCCAGATAGGTGGCGCTTACGTTTTCCATCCCTTCCTGGCTGGGGCGGATATCGCCCCTGGCAATGACATCGTGGCCGACCTCTATGATTTCAGGGATTACAGTTGCCTTCAAGCATTAGATAAGATGGCCGAGGTCAGCAATTCGGCCCATTGGGTAGGGGCGGATTTCAGGCTCAAATTCCAGTCGAAGGAGCCTTCGGCTTCGGTCCAATTCACCTTCAATGGGACCGGGATAGCCGAGCAAAAAACTATCAATATTTTGAGGGCTTTTGATTATAACGAGGGGCTTCGCAACGTATTTAACCGGATCGCTTGGTATAACACGGATCCGCTGATCGAATCGGTTGAGTCCTGGAAGCCGGGGGATAACAGCTCGACCTGGAAATACGGGCAGCGAACCTATTCTGTCGATAATCGGCTGGTAACGTCCGATGCAACACGGCAAACGGTATGCGACAGTCTTTTTGCCGCATATTTTAACCCAAAAGAAGAAGTCACGATCGAAACTAAATTCGTGCCGCAATTAAAACTGCTGGACCGGGTAAAACTCAATTATTACGGAGATCCGTCTGTTTCCCCGGCCTCATTATGGGGGCATAGCCTTTTCGGGTCGTCGCTTTTCACCGGTCGCCAGAGTAGGGGAGGGATCAAGATATCGAAGGAAATGAAGATAATAAAAATTATACATGATGTGATGAGTTTTAAGTCAACGATAACTTTACGAGAGATATAGGAGGATGGATATGTTAAAAAAAATGTTAGTCGGGTTGATGTTAGTCCTGGCAATCGGAGGGATTGCCCGGGCGGATGAAACGGACTTCTGGAAAACATTCCTGAACGATACTGGCGCGGGCACGGAGATAATTGATGCGAATGATTTTAATGCGATCAATCTGCACCTTACCGGCAATTATTATCCGCGGGAATCGACCGGGGCGAGATCGACGAGAGAAGTTTTCAGCCTGGGATCGGGCTCTTATCCCTGGAAAGATTTATACCTGGCCGGTAATATATCTGGTATTGCCAATGCCAGTATAACCAATGCGACTATCGGAACTTTGGCTTTAACCTCAATATCTGGGAACTGGACCAATGCCGGGAATACCATTGCCGATCTTGGGATTGTTACAACTGCCAGCTTTACGGCAGCAACTATCGGGAATTTGACCGTTAACAATCCAACTCAATTCGCAGGGATCGGTATCGGGCAAGCAGGAGTAAGCAATAAAATCCTGCTTGGTTCAACTGCCTCTACAACAGATTATCCGAGGGCACAAGTTATTTTTTCAGAGGGGGATTCCGGCGGGACATCAACAAAATATATAGGTTTAATCGGGGAATCGGTTGCGGATGGGAGTTATGCAGCTGCTGGACTTAGCGGATGGGGGCTTACCTCGGCAGCTTATAATGCAATGGGGGTTAGCGGATACGGGAAAGTTGCTTCGGCAACCAATGCCGGGATTGCTTATGGCGGGTATTTTTCTTCTACCGATACGCATACCGGGGCGAATAATGTGGCGGTCTATGCCGAGGCTAATAATGCTTCCAGCTCAGGGCTCAATTATGCTTTATACCTTGCATCCGGGGACATTCGGATTGCTTCGGCAAGCAATATTAAAGATGCCGGAGACCAAAGCATAATTGCTTTTCCGACAACCGTTTCAAACGCGGTCAATTACCTAACTATTTCAAATGCGGCAACCAATCTCGTGCCGGATATTTCCGCAACGGGTGGAGATACAAATATTGGCATGACTTTTACTCCTAAAGGAACTGGCATCGGTCGCATGGTTTTGAGTTCACTTTGGCAACATAGTTACGGAACTGAAAAAGGATTGATTTTCGCAACCAATTTCATGGAGGGAACAGGGACTACCCTTTATGCAGGCGGTTTATATGGCGGGATTGGAACGATTACCGCTGGCGCCGGGGGATGGACGGCGGGAAGATATGGAGGCGCTTATAATTTTGATGGTTCCACTTCTTTAGTTTTATTTCCCCATGATACTAACTTTGATTTTGGGACGGGTTCTTTTGCTGTTGAGATATGGGTAAGACCTGGATTTTCTGATTCATCTGCGGATCATTCAGTAATTGGGAACGGCGATGGGGAGGTTGGCGGTGCTTATCCTGGCTGGCAAATTTACTGGAATAAATATTATGGATGGACTTTTGTTTGTGGTAACGGAACAAGCTTTAACAGGATATATCAGAACAGCAGTTCTGCTAACCGGAATACCGCTACCTGGTATCATCTTGTTGGCGTAAGGGACGGAACAAATGTAAAACTTTATGTTAATGGGAGAGAATATTCTACGTCAGATGGCGGCTATAACGTAACAAATACACGCGGGGTTCGGATTGGATGTGAGTATACTTTTCAGAATACAGCATTTTTCTCGGGGGATGTTGGCCGAGCCGTAATTTATAACAGGGCATTAAATAAAGAAGAAGTCGCCAATCATTGTGATAGGGGGCAATCCAACGGTATAATTTATACAAATAATTTCAGAATGATTGGAAGCATGGGGACCCAATTGTTAGGGATTGATAGTGATGGATCAATTACAGATGCCAACAATGCTGAGATTCTCAAATTCAAACAGATTGCGAGCGCAACTTGCGAGCTAACAATATCGAATGGAACCGGAGCAGGGCCTTCGCTCGAAGCAACTGGCAATCCCACCAACATTCCTTTAACAATCTTTTCTAAGGGGAGCGGGCTTTTATCTCTCAATACCGTTTCAACCGGCGGGACGACAATTGGAAATGCCACGGGAACTTTGACCATCAATGGCCCGTGGAGCGCGGCCGATAAGACTTGCGCTAACCTGGGAACGGTTACAACGATGGATGTTAACGGCGGGACAATCGATGACGCTACGATCGCCACTTCCAATGTAACCGTTGGATCGGGGAAAACCCTTGATGTGTCTGCCGGAACGTTGACCTTGGCAGCCAATCAAATAAGCGGGGATAAGGTGGAGGGCGGCACGATAAACGCCACGACAATTAATACCCTTATCATCGGAACGGACATTTACACGACCGCTCTTACCGATTATTCGAGCTCATCCACCGTGGTTGGATGGGCCGCCACTCCGACAAAGGAGATCATCTATAAGACTATCGGGAAAGAGGTCCACGTTTATTATTATATTACCGGCACGAGCAACTCTACAGAAGCTACCTTTACCGTTCCCCTGACTTCCCACGCGACCTTGCCGTCAAATGGGACGGCTTGCCATACGGCGATGGCGGCGGATAACGGGGCAACAGCGAATGGCGGGTATATTTTACTGCCAAAAGATTCAGCGACCGTTTCGTGCTATAAGACGATATCGGCGGGAGCATGGACCGCTTCGGGGACTAAATCAGTCCAGGGGGAATTTTTCTATCCTATACCATAAAGCGTTAATCGCTCTCTTAATATGCGGGTTGATGATGACGGCGGCAAGCGCCGAGAGCTACCTTTATATCGAACAGACGAAGGGCCTAAATTCTTCTTTTGAATATCGCCTGCCAAAACTGGAATTGAACCAGGCGAAATTTGCCGGGAAGTTCTTCGGTAATAAAGCATATTATCTCTCGGAATTCGAGGGGGCATTGGTTTACACGGCCCCACGGAGTAACCCTTTTTCGCTTAACCATCATTCTATCGAAGCAATCTGGAATCTCGGCATTGCGGTGAAGCCATTCTGGGCGACATATAGTCTGGGTGGCAGGTATTTTATCGCAGGGAACGATAATGGCATTTCGGAAGGCGCAGAAATGATGAATTCTTTTAGGGTGGGAATTATATTTTGAATGACGCCAATGGCAAGATAACGCTAACATTTAGCTTAATCAAAGACCTGATAATCCTGGCAGTTATGGTTGGGGGAGTGATCTTAAGCATGGGGGCCATGCCGCAGAAGATCAAGGAAGAAATGAGGGCTGATAGCGAAAAGAAATATGTCAGCAAGGAAACCTTCAACGTCTATGCTGAAAGTATTAAGGACATGAAGCGGAAGATCGACAAGCTTTATGAATGGCACATGAGGCCATGATGAAATTAAATTATCCGGTAAACCCATCGATCCCGATCTCAAGCCCCTTCGGGTGGAGATTGAATCCTTTTAAGACAGGAGAATCCGGCAATAAAATTCAAGTTTGGCACTCCGGTGTGGATTTTAGTTGCCCTATCGGAACCGGGATCTATCCTGTTTACCCCGGCGAGGTAGTTTTTACCGGCTTGCGCGGGAATTATGGCCTGACGGTTATCGTTTATCACCCCAGACTCGGCAATGTATGGTCATTGTATGCTCATTTGAGCGCGATAAAGTTAGGGATAAAGACGGTCAAGCCGGGAGAAATCATGTGTTTCTCCGGTAATAGCGGGTGGTCTACGGGCCCACACCTGCACCTATCAGTAAGGATTGGTTTTAATGGTATCTTGGCGGCCAGGAATCCAATGGAGTATTTAACATGGGTGGCGGGATAGAAACTGTTCAGGAATGGGAGGATGAAGAAGCCGAGAAGCGCAGGAAGTGGTGTAAAGACCGGGGAAAAGACTGCATGAATTGCGAAGAAGTGATTTGCGTAAATTGGCATAAGGAAGGGGGTGAAGAATAATATGATTGATAAGGTAAAGGCATTAGGCGGGTCGAAACGTTTCTGGGCCGGGTTAATAACCTCGGTGCTGATCTATGTGAACAGCCAGATCAATTTACTGCCGGGGGACCAAATGTTAGCAATTACGGGTGTTATTATTTCCATGATAGTCGGTGATTCTATTAAAGAAATAGGCGGCAAGTGAACACCTTTGAGAATGACCGGAAGATGATCCGCCTTTTAGTGGACATCTTTATCCGGGCGTATAAGGCGAAGAAGCTGGGATTACTGTTTGAGATCCTTGTCGCGGCGTTCCAGGCAAAGATGAGCTGGGACACGGCAGTCGGGCGACTTAATGACTCTTTTTACCAAAAAGAGATAAAAGGTGCAACCGAGAAATATAGAGAAGAAAACCCTGATTTATTTAAGGTGAAATTCGATATCCCAGGATATGATAAATGGCGGGAGGAAAATGAGCAAAAAAAATAGAATACCTCTTAATTGTCTTTTTTGTGGGAAGGGCTTTGATGCTACTCCTTTTCGCAAATGCAATGAAGGTAGGTCAAATTGACCATATTAAAAAAAATAATATTGTGGGTTAAAGCTATAATTGCTTCAAGAAAAACCAAGGAACCCGGCCTATGGCACCACGCGGTCTCTAATTCTTTAACAAGCAGCTCCGACCCTGATCGGAAGCGCCAAACATTATAATATTTTAGGCTTCATGCGAGGGGCGGGGCTACTTGTTAATTTATTTTGTAAAATGGGATAGGGGGAAACCTGCTCGTTTCATCCAGCAACCAGTCCCGGGAAACATCATAAAAGCAACAGATCCGCGTTAATAGCCGGACGGTCCTGATCTCGCGCCTCCCATGCTCAAGGTTGCACAAATACTGCCTTGAGATAAGCAAGACCTTTGCCGTGAAGTCCATCGTGGCTTTTTTCCGCTTCCGCAACCGCTTCAACTTTGTATGAAACTTCATAATTATTGCTAATTTATTGCTAATTGTTGCTAATAATGTTCCTGTGGGTTTACAATGTAAACCGGTAGGAAACTGAAAACCCCGTTCCTGCGAGTTTACATTTTTATGTCGTCGAGGATGTAAACTGGTAGGAAACCGTAAATATCCCATGTGGACAACTGAAGGGTGATGTTAATTTTGGCTTAATATCAATAAATATCTGTTAATCGTCACCCGCCATCAACTTGACATAAGATATATTATCCGACATAGTATTTGCCTTAATTTATATGATTA